GTGTGCAACGAACTGGGCATTCAGCCAGTAAAGACGGTGCGGTTCGCACCACCAGAGGATTGGGGGTTAGCCAAGTGAAAAAGTATGCTGGAGCGGCGATGTTCTTTCTCAGCGGCAACGAAATCGTCAGCCTCACCGTTCTGCTCGTCATGATGCTGATGTTCATTTGGGACATCGCCAAGGCCGCAAAAGAAAAGGGGGCAACGCTATGAACTTGTGGAGCCTTCGAGATCAGGAGCCAGACGATAAGACTTTCAACAGTTTCCAAGACGCTGGCGCTGTTGACATGGCCTGTGCCATCATCGAACAGGCCGTCATTGACTGGAAGGACTTGGAGTATGGCAAGCTCAAGCGTGTGCTTGGCAGACCTGATTATGCTTTCGTCTACTCCGAGGAAGTAAAGGTGTTCTTCCAGAGCAAGTGGTTCGAGCATCTTCTTTCGTTTGCTTTGCCGCATCACACTCCCCAGCAAGTCCGCAAGGCTCTTGGAATCCCGGAGCCGAGGAGGAAGAGGAAATGCGCGAAGCATTGACGGAGCGGGAGGTGGAAATCCTCCTCGCGTATGCCGATTGCGACATGAAAACCAGCGCAACGGCAACTACCTTGGGATGCCACAAGTCAACCGTGACGAGGGCGTTTGCCAAGATATTCAGACAGACCGGGTTCAACCCAAGCGAGTTCTGGGATTTGTTCGCCATCATGAAAGGATTGGAGGAAGAGGTTGGACGAGAAACTTGAAGAGAGATACCGTGCGCTAATCGGTGAGTATGCCAGCGCCCTCAAGTGGACGCGAGGGAAGCTCAAGGAAAAGGAAGACGAGTGCCGCCGCTTGAAGTACATCGTGCTCGAACTGACGGAGGCACACGCAGAAGAGGAGGAGGAAAACGATGCCGTATTTGATCCCTGATGACCCCATCATCCGCTGCATCGAGCGGACGGGCTACCCGCCCTGGTACTTCTACGGGGATGACGATGACGAAGAGGAGGAGGAATATGAAGATGATGGAGACGCTTACTACGGCAACGAGAGTCCTTCGTTTTAAGAGGGACTGCGAGAAATACCGCCGCTATGCCGAGGCGAAAGCCAAGATTCCCAAAGACCTCTCGCCGCGAGAGTATGAGGAGCAGATTCGGCTCCTGTGCAAGAGATTCAAAATCTGAAAGGAGAGTTCAATGTCAATGTACTTGGACACGAGGGACATCTCGCAGAAGGAACACGAGTTCCTGACGCAAGTGTTCGCAACCGACATGGTGTTCAAAGAGTGCGTAGTGGATTACATCCACGGTGTTGTTGATTTCGCCAACGCCCTGATGAACCAGAAAGAGGAGCGTGACTGATGGGCGTTCCTGTTCTGATCGAGGGCGAGAGCGGCTCTGGCAAGTCGTTCGCCATCAAGGGCCTCCCGCCTGACGAGACTGGCATCTTCTCCGTGGAGAAAGGCCGTCTGCCCTTCAAGGGCGATTTCAAGGTAAAGAAGAGGGCAACCTACAAGGACATCAGCGCCATCTTCCGCGATCCCAAGCTCAAGCGTTATGTCATAGATGACAGCCAGTACCTTTTGGTCAACGAACTGTTCGACCGGGCGAAGGAAGTCGGCTATCAGAAGTACACCGACATGGCGGTTAGCTTCCGCAACCTCATCCACAATGTCAACTACCTTCTGCCAGATGATGTCATCGTCTACTTCCTCCACCACACGGAGACTGACCCAAACACGGGGAAGGTCAAGGCCAAAACGGTGGGGAAGATGATTGACCAGTACCTCACCTTGGAGGGCTGCTTCGACATTGTGCTTCTGGCTTCTGTTGACAGCGATGGGCATTGGTTCATCACCCAGTCGGACGGCTACACCACCGCGAAAAGCCCGGAGGGTATGTTCCCCAGCATGAAGATTCCCAACGATTTGGGGAGCGTAGACCGTGCGATCAGAGAATACTGGGGGCTGTGATGGCGGCAGTAGAGAAAAGCCTTACCTATGTCAAGCGCACAGTGGACATCTACTTCGACGGAGATACCGTCTGCTGTGCGCGTTGCCCCCTTCTGGAGACATATGCCAGAAAGCAGTGCAGAAAAACTGGCGAGTACATTATGGATGACCGCACGACCGGGGGCTGGTGTCCTCTGGTTGACCCTGATACTGGCGCTCTCGAGGGCGCTTACTATGCAATCAATTAAAAAAGGAGATATGTGTATGAAGCAGTTCAAAGACTTCAAGGCAGAGCGGAGCAGCGGTGGTCGTGAGACGCTTCCCGCTGGCGGCTATGTGTGCAAGATTCTCTCCGCGAAGGTGGAGAGCAACGACTGGGGCGATACCCTTGTCATCGCTCACGATGTCTGCGAGGGCGATTACGCTGGCATCTTCCAGCGCGACTTCTCCAACAACGACCGCGAGGACAAGCGGTGGCGCGGAACCTACCGTCTCCGTCTCCCCAAGGATGACGGCACGGAACAGGACTCCTGGAAGAAGCGCAGCTTCTCCAACTTCATCTGGGCTGTCGAGCAGTCCAACCCCGGCTTTACCTGGGATTGGGACGAGAAGAAGCTTAAGGGCAAGGGCGTTGGCCTCCTCTACCGCAACAAGGAGTGGGAAATGAACGGCAGAACGGGCTGGACTACCGAGGCCGCTGGCTCCGAATCCATCGACAATATCCGCGCTGGCAAGTTCCGTCTCCCCAAGGACAAGCCGCTTCCCGAAGGAAAGAAGCCCCCTGTCTTCACCGAAGTGGAAGACGATGACGGCGATTTGCCCTTCTGATGGTGGCGCTCGATCCGATTGAAGCAGAGGAATGTCTCAAGTCTATGGTGTACTGCGTGGACACACGCGAACAGCCGACCGAGAACCTTGCCAAGCGGATGGAGTTCCTTCAACCCAATGTGCGCGAAACTCTGATGTCGGGTGATTACACAGCGAAGACTCTGCTCCCTGATGGGTCATGGTTCTATCTGCCTGTCGCAGTTGAGAGGAAGATGAGCCTGACGGAGATCGCTGGTAACCTCACCCGTGAGCGGGATAGATTCAGAGCCGAATTTAATCGTGCCAGAGAACACGGAATTCGGCTCTATATCCTGATAGAACAAGCGAGTTGGGAGGAAGCCTATGCCGGGGCCTATCGGAGCCAGATGAAGCCGAAGAGCATGATTGCCTCGCTGATGACCTGGAGCGCGAGGTACGGATGCTCGGTGGTGATGTGCAAGCGGCCTGAGACGGCTGGCAAGCTGATACGAGACATTCTTCATTACGAGATGCGAGAGCATCTTGAGAGGATGGTGGGATATGATTAAAGACAGCGGAGAGCGGACTGTCTTCCCAAACGGATTCCAGCGCGATATGCACGATGGAAAAGGCAGAATGGATTTGCTTCCTTGGAATGCAATCATCGAAGTGTCGAAACATTGTGAAGCCGGGGCCAAGAAATACGGCGAACACAATGTTGACCTCGGATGCCCGGTTCATAGCCTGATGGATAGCGGTATGCGTCATGCGGCGAAGCACATCATAGGGCATATAGATGAGCCACATTTGGTGGCTGCGTGTTGGAATTTTCTTTGGGCATTGCAAATGGAGCTTACTATGCCTGAGATGTGCGACATTCCGTGGTTTCCAGAGGAAGCAAAAGATGGGGATGGGTGATAAGCCAAAACAGTTTGAGCCTAAGTATGAGCCGATCAGAGACGATGTGCTTGGCAAGCTGTTCACCCCTGGGGCAGTTCGGAGTTGCCCGGAGCCTCATGTCATAAAGCGGTATGGCATCGGTGGTGTGGCAAATGTGTCGGTTTACACTTGCCGAAAGTGTCGGTATGTGAAGACCTATAAGTGGCATGGAGGGGTGAGTTGTGGCTATATGGAATAACCGCAGAGCAAGCTGGGAGGACATAGCCCAGAGCATCCACGACTCCATCACGATGGACGATGTGCTTCACCAGTATGTGCCATCCGTTCAGCCCCGGAACCACCGATGCCCATGTCCGCTCCATAACGGCAAGGATGACAACTTCGCCTACACCGATAGGTTCTTCAAGTGCTTCGTGTGCGGGGCAAGCGGAGACGAGATAGCTTTTGTCAAGGCCGTTCTCGATTTGCCATCCATGTCGGATGCGATGAAGCGAATCAACGCCGACTTCGATTTGCGTCTGCCCATCGGAGAGGACTTGGGGCCAATCCAAAGTGCAAATTTGGCACTTAGGAGGAAGGAAGCAGAAGAGCGCAAGGCCAGAGAGGACGCATGGTGGGACGAGTACCATCTCCTCACCGACGAGTGGATTCGGCTGGACAAAATCAAGCGAACCGCTGACCCTGGCTCTGATGAGTACGCCGATGCCGTCAAGAGGATTGATGGGATAGCCTATCAGATAGACTGTCTGCCGAAGGAGACATCACTCGACCCGAGCAAGCGCACTGTGCCGAAGGAGCCTGAGATCAACCTCAAGCGAGACTCCAGCGACAAACCGAGGGTATCCATTGAAAACTTCGTGGAAATCATGATGCACGACAGGCACTACGCTGGAATCCAGTTCAACGAGATTTCCAATCGTGCGGAGATTCACAGCGTGGAGGACGGCGAACTGACCATCACCCCGTGGAGCGATGCGGACGAAGCGAACTCCATGAACTACATCGAAAGCACCTTCGGGATGTACTCAAAGGACAAACACGCAGCCGCCCTGAGAATCCTTTTTGATGCGCGAAAGTATAATCCTATCAAGAATATTGTGGATGGCATCAAGTGGGACGGAACGCCGAGGTGCAAAGAGTTCCTGTCGAAGTGGGGCAAAGTGGAGGACAGCGCCTACACCAGAGAAGTCTCCCGCCTCATCTTCGCTGGCGGCATCAACAGACTATACCACCCCGGATGCAAGTTCGAGGATGTGCCTATTCTGATAGGTGACCAAGGGTGCGGTAAGTCCACGCTCGTGCGGTATCTCGCCATTAACGATGACTACCACGGCGAACTAAAAATCATGGAAGGGCAAGCCGCCATTGAGAATCTATCTGGCAAGTGGATCATGGAGATTCCTGAGATGTCAGCGTTCACGAAAGCCAAAGACCAGGAGGCCATCAAAGCGTTCGTGAGCCGCCAGCGAGATTCCTATCGCAAGCCCTACGACCGCAACACTACGGAGCTATATCGGCGGTGTGTGTTCATCGCCACATCGAACGACACGAACCCTCTGGTGGATAAGACTGGCAACCGCCGCTGGTATCCTGTCGAGTGCCATTGCAACGGCTATGACATCTTCGACAAGGAGCGGGAGATCAGAGACTACATTCTCCAATGCTGGGCAGAAGCGAGGGAGTTCCTCGATAAGCCTGAGATGCAGCCATTCGCAGACAGGCGGCTCCTCGGTGAGTACCGTCAGGCCCAAGAGAACGCCATGCAAGATGACTGGCGTGTGGGAGCTATCCAAGCTTTCCTCGACAGGAAGCTCCCCGGAGAATTGACTTGTGTGCGCGAGGTCTGCCACATGGCCCTGAGTCCAAACCCAGACTTCCCACGCGAACCAACGCTTGTCGAGAGCAAGGACATCGGCAAAATAATCAACCGCATCCCAGGTTGGGAGCGGGTAAGCGGCTCAAAAAGAATCGGCTCGTATGGAGTCCAGCGTTGCTGGAAGAAGAAAGAAGACCAGCCGATTCCAAATCAAAACAATTTCTGGGAGGGTTCATGAACGATAAGATGTTCAAGTTAAACCGTATCTTAGCGATCTCTGACACCATCGTGTCGGTCGTTGCGATTATGGCGTTCGGCGCTTGTGCGTGGTACTTCAACAAGTGGGGGATCGTGTTGTTCTCCATCATCCCTCTGCTGTTGTTCTACTCGCACCCGATGGTGATGGACGCAGACTATGAGCAAGTCGAGGGAAGGGGTGATGAGGATGCCAGATGAGGCGGCGCTTAAAGCAATCGAGGCGATGCAGAACCCTCCGAAGCGCAAGCGCGGCAGACCGAAGGGAAGCAAGAACAAGCCCGGTGTGACCAAGGCAGCTACCACCCTGATTGACCCTAAGACGGGGATCGCTGTGAGGAACACAGCCATGCAGTCTCAGGTGATTGGCAAGATGGGCGATGAGCGGGTGACTGCGTTCGTGCAGTACCATGTCGATATGCTCAAGATGCGTCAGGGCGTTGACAAGAAGAATGTGCCTGACCTCTACGCCCGGTTCATCAACTACCTGGAATACTGCGCAGAACATGGCATTCTCCCCAACAACATGAACGCATACTTCGCCATCGGGATCGTGAAGCAAGACATTTCATTGTGGAAGAACGGGCAAGGCGGCACTCCAGAACACCGCAAGTTCGCAGAAGATGTCTCGCAGTTCTTCGCATCTATCCACGAGCAAGCTGGCGGCGAGGCTCTTGTCAACCCGATTCTGAGTATCTACTGGTCGAAAGCGCACGACGGTATGGTTGAAGCCAGCAAGTTAGAAGTGGTTAACACTGACCCGCTTGGCGATAAGCAGAGCGCAGAAGAGATTGCCAAGAAATATTCTGGTATTCTCCCGGAGGACACCTGATGGAGACGTTGTCACCGCTCAAAGCGATCAGAGCGAAGTGCCTCGACTGCTGTGCAGAACAGCCGAGCGAAGTGCGGCTCTGCCCTTCCGAGAACTGTCCGCTCTGGCCTTATCGTATGGGGCATAACCCTAACAGAAAGGGCATTGGCGGGTTCAAAGAGAAAGACATCGCTGATGAGATAATCGAGAAGTTTTTCTAAGTTGAGCCGAGCAGAAAAACAAAAGCCGCCATCTATAGTGTCACAGCATGGGTTAGCATATGTCGCTATAAATGGCGGCTGAATGAAAGAAAAGGATGATGAAATTGAACGAGCCTGACACTGGATGCGACTTGTATGTGAACGGCACTTGCAGAAAAAGCAAAAGCGGAAAGACACTCTGCGCGAAGTGCCGCAGTAATGAGTCATGGTTCACGGATAAGCTGAGTCGTTGCGGAATCGGTGAGGTGTGCAGAAGGGGCAGCATCTTCGGAAACAGTTACTTCAAGCTGACGATGGATGACCTCGATTCTTTGAAGCGCGGCGAGATTCTGTATGACCTCGATGAATACGGCACGTTCATCATGCTTGAGGCAGAAACGCCATGAGCCTCGACAAAGCCATAGCCCACGGAAAAGAGCGCAGAAAGCCGTACATAGGTAGCAAGGCGATTGACCCATCGTGCAGAAACCACGGCGGCTGTCCGTGGTGTGAAGAGAACAGGAAGTTTAAGTTTAGAGATAAGGAGAAAGACTATCGTGGAAGACTACAAACAGAGGATGATTGAAGAGTACCAGCAGACTAAAGCGCGGTATCAGAAGCTCCACAAGATGCTTGTAAAGCATGATGCCGGGACGCTGGACTTCACGCCCACTTGCCCCATCGGTTTGCTGAGAGATCAGCAGTCCACTATGGGACACTATCTGAACATTCTGGAAATCCGCGCAGAGATTGAGGGCGTGGATCTCGATGCAAAGCCGGAGTGGTTGTGATGACAAACGCAGAAAAGATCAAGGCCATGAGCATTGATGAGCTTGCGGAGTACATCGGCAAGTTCTGCGATTGCGATTACTGTCATTGCCCAATTAACAACTCTCCCGTTTCGTGCGTAAGCGGGTGTGTAGAGGCGTGGCGTAAGTATCTGTCGCGAGAAACAGACGAATAAACGACAAAAAAGCCCCCAGAAGAGCAGTTACGCTCTAATGGGGGCGAGAGAAAGGGTGATTAACACATAGACGGTGTGCATGATGCGGAGCGTTTGAAAGAACTGCAAGCGCTTCCGCTGTACAGGAAGATCATGATAACCCAGACGAGAATCATGGACTGGTATCAGCATTACGATGGCAACGTATGCGTGTCATTCTCTGGTGGCAAGGACTCCACCGTCCTCCTCCATATTGCTCGTCAGCTTTACCCAGACATCCCCGCCGTGTTCTCTGACACTGGTCTTGAGTATTCTGCTATCCGTGAGTTCGTCAAAACGTGGGACAACGTGGACATCATTCACCCAGATATGAACTTCGGTCAGGTCATCACTACCTACGGCTATCCCATCATCGGCAAGGAAGTTGCAGAAGCAATCTATTATGCCCGTAGAATTAGGCCGTCAGGAGAGAGAGAGAGAGGATGGGCAACAGTCCTCGATCATCGCAGAGAGTTCTTGGGGAAGCGGACAACCTCATCGAGACAAGCGGAGCGAGAAACAGAAGGACAATTCTGCAAGGACGGTGGGGCGAGAAGTCGATTGGAAACGATTGGAAATCGGGGGGGGCAGAAGAACCACTTCCAGCAGACAACGTTCAAAAGAATCGAGATCAGCGGAGCAAGAAGAGCCGGGGTGAACAGAGCTGGGCAGACTGGCGAAGGGGGTGTCTTTAGCAACCCTGTCGAACAGTTCGGGCAGAAGTCACAGTTCAACAAAGAGAAGTGGCTTCCGCTTGCCAGAGAAGCTCCCTTCCTAATCTCGCATTACTGCTGTTTCAAGATGAAGAAAAGTCCCATGCACAAGTACCAGACAGCGCATAAGTACAAGCCCATCCTCGCCACCATCGCAGAAGAAAGCCGTGTGCGTAAGCAAGCATGGATTCGCCACGGATGCAACGCATTTGAGAGCAAGAACCCGATGTCTCAGCCCATGAGTTTCTGGACAGAACAGGATGTGCTTGCGTACATCGTCAAGTATCATCTACCCATCGCAAGCGTGTATGGTGACATCGTTTCTCTTGGTACAGACGGCAATCATTATCCCGCCGTGGATGTCACGGGCGAAGTACAGTGCAATCTCAAATGCTCTGGATGCCAGAGAACGGGCTGTGTGTTCTGCGGATTCGGAGCGCATCTTGAGAAGGGCGAGACGAGATTCCAACGCCTTGCCTTTGAAGAACCACGCAAGTATGAATTTTGCATAGGTGGGGGCGAGTGGATAGACAATCCCTTCTATGATCCCGCCGCGCCTGTCTGGGATGGTGAGTGGAAGAACTGGAACCCGAAGAAGATATGGAGCAGAAACGGAAAAGGGCTTGGACTCGGCAAGGTGTTCGACATCTGTAACGAGATGTATGGAAAGGATTTTATCAGATATGAATGATGAAGTGCGAGACGATTTACACGAAACCTTGAAAGAGTTTTTCATCGACAGATATGAGTCAGATCAAGGCGGTCAGTTCATGCTTGATGTCATGTGGTCTTTGTGGTTGATGTTTAATGATTGAAGCATAGAACGCAAAAAGCCCCAGAAGCTAACTTGCCTCTGGGGCTGATTTGTTTTGCGATTCATTCTTCGTTCTCTTCGTTGTACATATCAATAAGAAATCGCATTTGCGCGTTTCCAAGCGTGTTCCAAATGAATGTGTAGAACTTTTCCTTACGCTGATATTCTTCAATTACATCAGCGGCAA